CATCTCCTGTATCTTCGCGGCGTAGGTCTCCTCGATCTGCTTCTTTTCGAGAAGAAGCTGCTCTTCCTTGCTGCGCAGTTGGCCTTGCACGACCTCCAGGTTCGCTTGCAGGGCTTTCCGCTCCTGCTCGGTGAGACTCTGGCTGGCCAGCAACTCTTGGTACTGCTTCTCGGTCTTCTTCAGCGCGTCTTCCAGCTTGCGGCGGTCGGCCGCGACGATCCGGTTCACGTCTTCCTGGGTGAAAGTCTTGCCGGCAGCGGCGGCGGCAGCCTCGGCTTGGGCCTTCTCCGCCGCGGCCTTCTCGATAGCGGCCTTCGCGGCATCGTCCTCACCCTCGAAACAAGCCGACCACGGACGCGCCAGGTACAAAGAGATGGACATGCAACACTTCCTTACACCCGAAAGGAAATCACAGAGCATCCGCCTATTCGGTGTTCAGCGGGTCTGACCCGGCGGTCGCCGGTAAAAGGAGCCAGGACACGCGCCTAGCTCAGTCGCAATAACTTCAAGGCGTCCGAGTCGCGCAGAAAGGGTCTCAATAGACGCCACGCGACGGAACTCGGCACCAGGTTGACGACGTGTTCGATGGGCAGTTGCGACCGCTCGTAGCTGGTCTTCACCGCCCCATAACCCATCGCATTGACGGCCAGGTTCTCCAATTCCAACTCGGGGTCTTTGCCGTCCAGGAGGGCATAGGCGATTTCGTAGGAGGCCACACGAACGGCCTCGGGCACCACCGCGTCGGCCCCGCGCGGAAACTCCAAGGGCTGACTCGCCTCGGCCGCCCGGATCGCATCTTGCGCGGCGGATGGGTTCGCTTGCAAGAGCGTGTAAACGCTGTGCTTGTTGCCCTTGTAGTTCAAGGCGTCGATGATCGACCGCGCCGCGATCAGCGCTTTCTCACGATCCAGGGCCGACGCCGCAGTCCACGCCGCCTCATGCAGCCGCTTGGCAAAATACGAATCCGCCTCGTCCAAGGTGCCGTAATAGGTCAAGTTGACGGCCATCACGCCACCTCACTCAACAAGCCATGTACGAATAGCCCTGATCCGCCGCGCCGCCGACGATGTAGAGTTTGTTCAGGTCGTCCACGTGGATCGGGGGGCTTTGCTGGCCGGCGGAAAGGATGAAGCCATCCCCGGCATTGGCGGCCGTGTTGCCGATCATAATGACGCTGGCATTCGCTCCGTTGGCCCGCAGCATGACGTACTTCTTCACCGGCCAGCCGACCGCATGGCCCCGCTCGTTGACCGTCACCCCGACCGCGTGGCCTTCCCCTTCCAGGTCCACGTCGATCGCCGTCATTGCCGCGACAAGCTGCCACCGCAGCGCGCCGGTGAAGTCCACGGTCCACGGTCCACCGGCATTGCCGGAGACGACCACGTTGCCCGTGCCGACGACCGCTTCCAAGGCGATTTCGACCGCCGCCGCAGCGGCATCGAATGCGACTGGAGCCGTCTCCACGTCCCCGACGCCCAGCTTGAAGGTGCCGGCAGTCACGCCGGTGAGCGTCACGGTCTGCCGCGCGCTGGCCGCGCCGAGTCGCACTACATCGGTGCCCACAGTGCCGCTACCCGTGCGAAACTCGGCTTGTGTTTCCCGATCAATGTCAACTAGCATCGACTATTCTCCCGTGAAGCGGCCCTTGCCGCGGACGCGCGGGGCCGTGGTGTCGCGTAGATCGGTGTTGCGGCTGGCCGCCTTTTCGTCCTTCCCGGCGTTCGGGTTGGCGGACAAGTCCCTCACTCCACGAGCACCCGGATCGCCTTCGCCCTCGTCGCCCTTGCCCTGGGCTTCAGCGATCCGCGCGATCCGCGCCGCATGGTCCTCGCGGGCGGCCAGGTACTCGTCGTCGTCGAAGCCCAACGCGATCGAGGCGGTCTTCGCCCCGCACGCCCCGTTGACTACGGCCTGGATAATCACGTCCGGGTCGCTCGTGGTGTAGTGGGCCGTGTCGATCTCGCGGTTGATCTCTTCCAACTCTGCGACGCTGATCTTGCCGCCCAAGAGGGCCTGAACAACGCCCTTGGCCAATTCGCGCTTGACCTTGCGGCCCGGCACCTTGGACATCAGCTTTTCTAAGTCCTGGGCCTCCTTGATGCGGTCAGTGTCCGACTTCAACGAGTACCGTTCCGGGTACTTCACCATCGCCACTTGGCGTTTCGACGGATTCCGTTCTTCGTAGGCGGCCCAGAACTCGGCGATCTGCCGCTCGGCGCTTTCCAAGAGCAGTCCAATGTAGGACAGGCCCGCCTCAAGGCCCTGGTTGTCCATCGCCTTCGACTCGGCCGAGGCCCGCACCGCCAGGCTCGATACGGCCAGGTTGACCAGTTCGCGGATGTCCCGCTTGAGCCGTTCCTGCAATTCCAGGCTTGCCCGCAGCGGCTCGGCCGAGGGGTTGATGAAGGCCGGCGGGTTCATCCCCTTGTCGTAGGTGCGTCCGTGTGTTGCGCCAACCTTGATGCTCGTGTCCCCCGCGCCCTGTCCGCCGCTGCTGGCCGTTCCATCTTCCGTGGCGGCGTGCTTCAAGTGCGCACCGACCGCTCGCAAGTCCTTCTGTTCGACGTAGAATGGGAAATTGGACCTCAAAGCGTAGTTCACGTCGCTGGACCCGAGGTTGAGAAGAGCGATCTGTTGTTGGCATACGTCCTTCATCAGGCTTGTGCCGATGTCCAGCATCACGAAGGGGATGCGGTCCAACTCCAATTGAATCTCGCCGCTCGGCAGCCCGGATTGATCGACCGGCTGGCCCTCGGCATCGTAGAACTGCAAATGGACCCGGCCTGAGTTCTCGTCAATCCACAAGTGTCGATAGCGCTGCACCGTGAGCGTCGGCAAGAGCGTGGAGCGGTCGAACTGCATCGTCGTGTCGCGCAAGAGCACCGTCTGGAACTCGGAGGGGGCTTCGGGCTTCGAGCAGGTCCACGAGAGAATGTCCTCGATGGCGTAAGCATAGAGGTAAGGTGCGGGCTGACGGACGCTGGCCAGGGTCGCACCGTTGGGCACAAACGGATGGTCCACGAATACGCCCACCCGCCCCATGACCAGTAGCTCGGTCAAGACCTTGACGCCCAGAAAGGCATTCATGGTCGCACCTCGGTGGTCCACGCCGAGGTTGTTGCCGTTGACCGCCTCCTGATAGACCCGGCTGCCGCCTTTGCGCACCACGTCCCTAAGCCGCTGGTAGATCGAGTTGCGGATGTCGTTGATGGCGGCCCCGGCGAACTTCGGCACCGGCGTCATGCTCTTGCGCGTAACGAAGTCGGTCTGGTCCTCGCGCGTCGTGAATCGTTCCAGATACGCTTCCCGGAAGTCGTCGCCGCCGTCGTAGGACAGCCGCCACTTGCGCCAATCGGTCATTCCCGAAAGGTAGCCGGGATGGCGAGAGTCAATCACGCTCGGTAGTGCGCTGGCCATAGCCCAAGCCTCTCTACGTGACCTTGCCAACGTCTTCCGCGCCGCTCGTCGTTGTCGCCAGGGACAAACCGATGTCCGCGTACACCAAACTGTGGGCAAAGTGGTCCGCCCCCGTGTTGATGTACTCGGCGGCCATGTTGCCCCGGTCGTCCTTCTTGTAGGTGCGCACCAGATTTTTTATGTGCTCGCGGTACTCAAACGAAATGTCGCGGGGCAGCAAGATGCGTGGCGGGTTGCTCTTGAACCGTCCCAGTGTGCAACTGAGCCAGTTCGTGCGGTCCACCGTGGCAAAGGGGGCACCCGTTTCTTCTTCACTCAGGGCGACTTCCTTGGCCGTCTGCCCTCGCCGGTATCGCGTCAGCCATACGTAGCCGTGGAACTTCTTGGCGAAGCGGCGGGCGTCGTTGGTAAACGGGTCGGCATCGACGACGCAGGCCAAGACCTGCCACTCCCGCATCAACTCGTCCAGATAGTCCCACTCCGTCTCACCGGAGAACTTGCCAAACCACAGCAGCTTGCCAATGGCCGCCGCATTGATGTCATTGCCGGGGTGCTGGTCGAACAACCAGTCCACGACCGAGACATAGCCGATCTTTCCCTGGTCCACACCCATCGTTATCAGCTTGTCGCCGCCGATCTGCGGGCGATTGTCGTGGATCGAGTGCCCCTTGAGGCAGGCTTCGATCATGCCGTCCGTGACCT